AAATTAAATACTTGTTCTGCTAAAGATTGTAATACAATTAAAGTAAGTCAAGCAGATAAAAAACTTATTTCTAAAACTGGATATTGTGCTAAATGTTTAGCAAAAAAAGAATTAAAAATTAAACAAGATGGTTTGTGGGAAGCTTATACAGATTATAGGTCATTCCAAAATATGATTGCATATGGTAAAGAAGTTATAGCACAATTTCAACAAGCATATAAAGATGTAAAGCAAGAATATGAAATAGTTGGTGAAGATGGTAAATTGGAAAAGTGGAAAATGGAAAAAGATGCTGAAGAAATGAAAGCAGAAATTTTGGCTGATATTAAGAATTTTGAAGAAGAATTGGAAATAGCTTATCAGAAAAGAAATGAAGCTTGGAATAAACTTAAAGATAAAAACTACGATTTGGTAAAACCACCAATTGATTAAGATGGCTCAAAATTTAGGTATAACGCAAAAGAAAAGTCTTAAAGAAATTATAGCAGAAGAATACAAAAAGTGTGCTACTGACCCAATACACTTTATGAAAAAATATTGTATGATTCAGCATCCGGTGAGAGGTAAGATACCTTTTCACCTTTTTCCATTTCAAGAAAAAACTCTAACTGAATTTAAGAACAATCGTTTTAATATAGTTCTTAAATCTCGTCAGACTGGTATCTCAACTTTATGTGCTGGATTTGCTTTGTGGAAAATGATATTCAATTCAGATTTTAACGTATTGGTTATTGCAACTAAGCAAGATGTAGCAAAGAACTTAGTAACTAAGGTGAGAGTAATGCATGAACTACTACCAAGTTGGTTAAAGGGTGGTTCTTTGGAAGATAACAAACTTTCCCTTCGTTTACAAAATGGTTCTCAAATTAAAGCAATTGCATCATCACCTGATGCAGGACGTTCTGAAGCACTTTCTTTACTTATATTTGATGAGGCCGCATTTATTGATGATATTGATGAAATTTGGGTAGCAGCGCAATCCACACTTTCAACAGGTGGTAGTTGTATTTCACTTTCTACTCCAAATGGTGTTGGTAACTGGTTTCACAAAACTTGGTTGGGTGCTGAAGATGGTACAAATCCATTTAATACAATTAAACTACATTGGACAGTACATCCTGAAAGAGACCAGACTTGGAGAGATGAGCAAGAAAAATTATTAGGACAGAAAAAAGCAGCTCAAGAGTGTGATTGTGACTTCGTATCTTCAGGTGATACAGTTATTGAACCTGAGTTATTGATGTTCTATAAAGAAAGTTATTGTCAAGACCCAATCGAAAAGACTGGATTTGATGGAAACCTTTGGAGATGGGAATATCCTACTGCAAATGGTTCTTACATGGTTGTGGCGGACGTTGCTAGAGGTGATGGTTCTGACTTTTCAGCATGTCATGTAATGGATATAATCAATGCAACTCAAGTAGCAGAATATAAAGGTAAAATTGATACAAAAGATTTTGGAAATTTCTTAGTAAATCTTTCAACCGAATATAATGATGCTTTATTAGTAATAGAAAACTCAAACATCGGTTGGGCTTGTATTCAGCAGTGTATAGATAGACAATATAAAAATCTATTCTATATGAGTAAAGATTTGAAGTATGTGGATGTTGAACACCAAATGAGAAACAAATATCGTACAGATGAAAGACAGATGGTGGCGGGGTTTTCAACTACTTCTAAAACACGTCCACTTATTATTTCAAAGTTAGATGAATATTTTAGAGAAAAAGCAGTAACAATTCGTTCAAACCGTTTAATTGATGAATTGTTTACTTTTATATTCAATAATGGTAGAGCTGAAGCTATGAAAAGTTATAACGATGACTTGACAATGGCATTTTCAATTGGATTATGGGTTAGGGATACAGCACTTCGTTTAAGACAAGAAGGAATTGACCTTACAAAAAGAACTTTGGGTGGTATTTCATCAAACAGATGATAACCCTTGGAAGATGAGAATTGGTGATGATATTGAGGACTTATCTCAATGGTTGTAAAAATGTAGGTGTTTTGATAATTAGTGATATTTATGGTATATGTCAAAATAGAAAAAGGAGACCAAAATGATTAGATTATCAAATATCCTAAAAGAAGATGAATATGTAGATAAAGCATATTCCAAAGGAGACCAACCAGCTGATAACCCAATTGATGATTATGATGAATTGGATGTAGAGCAAGAAGATATGGATGATTTCATAGCATATCTTAAATCTTACTCACAATCTTTAGATGAGGCTGGGTGTAATTGTGTTTTTGAAGCAGAGTATCAAGGTAGAGAAGTAAAGCTTGGAAAACCAATGAGAGGTGATGTTAAAAAATTTAAGGTTTATGTTAAGAACCCAAAAACTGGAAAGGTTGTTAAGGTAAACTTTGGTGACCCGAATATGAGAATTAAGAAGTCTAATCCAGAAAGAAGAAAAAATTTCAGAGCAAGACATAATTGTGATAATCCTGGTCCAAGAACAAAAGCAAGATATTGGTCTTGTAGAAAATGGTAAAATAAATTATGGCAGAACAATTTCAAGACGATAGGAGTTTCTTTGGGAGACTTAAAAAACTATTTTCAACTAATGCAATCGTAACCGTTGATAAAGATGGTAAACGCAGAGTTGTTGATGTTGAAGACCGTCAATATAATACAAACTTTGTAAACCTTAGAGATAGATATACAAAACTGCAAAGGTCTTATTATGAAACCCATCAGGGTGCACAATCAATGGCGTATCATCAAGTTCGTAGAGAACTTTTTAGGGATTATGATGCTATGGATACTGACCCAATTATTTCTTCTGCATTAGATATATACGCTGATGAGAGTACAACTAAGAATGAATATGGTGATGTACTTCAAATTAAATCAACAAACGAAAAAGTAAGAGATGTATTGCATAATTTATTCTATGATATAATGAACATAGAATTTAATTTATGGCCTTGGATTAGAAATTTAGTAAAATATGGTGATGCTTTTATAGCATTAGAAATTATGCCTGGTAAAGGTATTATAAATGTAGCACCTCATTCTGTTTATAATGTAGAGAGATTAGAAGGAACTGACCCAAACAATCCTGATTATGTAAAGTATAAGGTTGAATTGGATAGATTTGGTAAAAAAGAATATGAGCAATATGAAATGGCTCACTTCAGAATGTTATCGGATACTAACTTTCTTCCTTATGGTAAAGGAATGATTGAGGGTGCGAGAAGAATTTGGAAACAATTATCTCTTATGGAAGATGCGATGTTAATCCATCGTATTATGAGAGCACCTGAAAAGAGAGTGTTCAAAATAGATATAGGTAATATTCCACCGCAAGAAGTGGATAACTATATGCAAAAAATTATCAATAAAATGAAGAAAACTCCATTTGTTGATAAAAATACTGGTGATTACAACCTAAAATACAATATCCAAAACCTTACTGAAGATTTCTTTCTACCTGTTCGTGGTAGTGATAGTGGAACTTCAATTGATAACTTGGCTGGATTAGATTATGCAGCAATTGAGGATATTGATTATCTAAAAAACAAATTATTTGCAGCATTAAGAGTACCAAAAGCATATCTTTCTTATGATGAGAATGTTAATGGTAAAGCTACTCTTGCCGCAGAAGATGTTCGTTTTGCAAGAACTATCGAAAGAATCCAACGTACAGTTGTTAGTGAATTGGCAAAAATTGCAGTAGTTCACTTAGCAGCTCAAGGTATTGAAGATTCAGAAATGACAAACTTTGAATTAAGTTTAACAAACGCTTCTACAATATATGAGCAAGAGAAAGTTAATCTTTGGAGTGAGAAGGTAAGATTAGCATCTGATACAAAAGCACTTAATATGTTATCATCAGATTGGGCATATCACAATATTTTTGGAATGTCACAAGATGAAATTGATATTGAAAGAGCAAAAGTAATATTAGACCTTAAAGACCGTTTCAGACACACTTCAATTGAACAGCAAGGACAGGACCCAGCAAACCCACCACAACCACAAAATGTGGAAGAAGAAATCAGTAAATTAAAAACTGAAATTGAATTAAATAGGGAAGTTGGAAGACCTAGAGAAGGAAATACCTATGGTAAAGATAAGCACCCATACGGTAGAGACCCATTGGGAGATAAAGAAAACCACAAAGAAAGAAAGAGAGAAGATAGAGTATTAAACACAAACGCTAAAAAGCTAGCACGTGAATATATAAATGGAATTTCAGCAAAAAAGAAGGTTTTGAATGAAAAAGGGGGTATGTTGGATGAAAAAAACCTCATAGATGAAACTAAAATTTAATAAAGAAAAATTTGTTTATATTTATATGTGTTAGTTTATAGGGTAGAATAAATATAGGGTAAGTAAATGAAAAAAATTAAACACTCAAAGTTTAAGAATTAGATTAGTTGAAACTGTATGTGATGCACATGCTAAACTAAATCAAGCATCACTTTCTAAGGAAAAATTTAACCTTATTAAAGAAATTTCAGCAAAGTTTGATATTGAACAATTCCTATCATCCCCTATTTCTAACTATAAAGTCCTAGCATCTATCTATAAAGTATTTGAATCTAAGAGAGCAGACGGATATGATATTAAAGATATATTCAACTCTAAAATTACCCTAATTGAAAATATCACATCCAAACCATCTATTAAAACTCAACCAACTGAAGATAAAAAGTTGATTGAAACCTATAAACAACAAGATAAAGACCTTAGATTACTTACCTATAAGATTTTAGTAGAAACTTTTAATAAAAAATATACAAATCTTGACCAAAATCAAAAGAATTTATTAAGAGAGTATATTAATAATATTTCAAATACTACTAAATTCAAAGATTATGTTGCAGTAGAATTACCAAAAATAATCGGAGAATTAAAATCTATCCAATCTAAATTATCCGATAAAGTTACGCAAATTAAATTATCAGAAACTATTTCTGTTTTAGAAAAAATTAAAATAGGGAAAGTTGTTTCAGACAACCAAGTTTCATCTATTATGCTTTCTTATGAGCTAATTAAAGAACTTAAATCTAAAGTAAAATAATGGAAGCTAGAATAAAAGAGGCCATTCGTAAGTACGTTAGAGAAAGAAACATTCAGAAAACTTTGGATGAAATGTCAGTAACAGGTGGTGTTGATGGGTATAATACCCCAGCTGCATTTGCAAAGCCTGGTCAAACTGCAAAAAAGAATAACAAATTAGCTAAAGTAAGTGGTGGGACTGTAGTTGATAATTTAGAAGAAGGTGAAAAAGATTGGGCATTGGGTGATGTTCCTGCTAGTAAGGATGAAGCACTACCAATGAAACCAACTGCTGCAAAAGATGTTGATAAAGCAAAAGTTGCAGATATTAGTGGTATGATTGTTGCTGAAAATAGATGGTTAGAATTAAAAAGAGAAGAATCTTCACCAAAAGCAAAAGTTGGTAGAGGAGTTTCTAATATACATAAACAACTTTCTGAAATAGAGAAGTTTGTTAATTGGTATTCTAAAATTAAGACTGAGAATGGACTTAAGAAAGAAGATTACTGGAAAAGAACAAATGCATCTCTATATAAAATCAGAGAAAGGTTAATGGGAATAACTGAAAAATTAAGAACTTTATAAAATGCCAGCAGTATCTAAAGCACAACAAAGATTTATGGGTATGGTTCATGCAGTACAAAAAGGAGACATGGAAGCACCATCTAAAGAAGTTGAAAAAGCAGCTGACTCTATGAGTAAAAAAGATGCTAAAGATTTTGCATCCACAAAACACAAAGGATTACCTATGCATAAAGAAACTATATCAAAAGAAAGACTAAAAGAATTAGTTAAAGAAGTAATGGTTGAAGAAGCTGAATATCAAGCGTTCTTCAAAAAAGCATTAGAAAAAGCTGGTAAATCAATCTCTCAAATGAGCGATGATGAAAAGAAAGAATTTTTTAATAAAATTGATTCTGCTTGGAATGGTAAAGGCGCAAAATCGGAAGCACTTAAAGGTGACCAACACAAATTAGATGTTGATGGTGATGGTGATATTGAAGGAGATGATTTAGCAGATTTAAGAGCTGGTAAAAAAACTGATGAAGCTGTAGCTGGTGAATTACCAAAAGCACAAATACCATCGGCTGTTAAACAAAGATTGGGAGTTGCTATTGATAAAATAAAAGATGCAAAATTAAATCCTATTCAAAAACTTCAATTAGTTGCTCAAGTTGTTGATGCAATTGGAGTTGATAAATCTCAATTAGGACAAATTGCAACTAAGATTAGAAATAAAATGGAGAACTTAAAAAAATAATTATGAAATCTCTTTTAATAGAAACACAATTATTTGAAGGTAAACTCAAAGAAGATGAGGGTGGTAGAGTATTGGTTAAAGGTGTTCTACAAAGAGCAGGTGCCGAAAACCAAAATGGTAGAGTATATCCAAAACCTATCTTAGAAAGAGAAGCTAAAAAATACCTTCAATTTATTAAAGAACGTAGAGCATTAGGTGAATTAGACCATCCAGATTCTACTGTAATAAACTTAAAGAATGTATCACACAACATCAGAGAAATTTGGTGGGAAGGTGATGACCTATGTGGAACTGTTGAAATTCTTTCTACTCCTTCTGGTAACATTCTTAAAGAATTATTAAAAGCAGGTATCCTTTTGGGTATTTCATCAAGAGGTATGGGTTCAACTAGACCTATGAGTGGAAATAAAGTAGAAGTACAAGAAGATTTTGAATTGATTGGTTGGGATTTTGTTTCTAACCCATCTACACATGGTGCATTTATGGTCCCAATGAATGAGTCTGTAAATCCACTAAAACAAATTGGTACTGATGTTTGCGGTGAATACTGCAAGGCACAAGACTTAATGAGAGAAATAATAACTGAAATAGTATAAGATGAGTAAGAATTTTGACATATATAATTATGTACACAACAACAAATTTAAGTTGAATGTGGAACAACCTAAAGGTGTAAATAAAACATTCAAAGCAGGGTATAATGATATTCGTAAAACAGCAATAAACGAAGTTAAGATAGTTAATGGTAAATTTTCTATTAAAGAAAACTTATCTCAACCTGATAGAAAATTATCTTTAGAAGTTAAAAAACACTTCTTAGAAATTATATCTACTTACAATACTTTCCAAGACCAAATGAAGCGTAATTCAGATATGACTGAAGTTTCAGAAACATTGGGTGCAATTGTTGAAGCTGCAAAAGAATTATCTTTAAGAGAAGCTAACGATTGGTTCGATGCTCAGACTGTAAAAAGAAATATGAGTGAATTGGATAAGTTGGGTAAACAATTTGATAAATTCTCTGTGGAAGCAAAAGCAATGGATGAAAGATTACACGCTTTATATGAAGATATGGGTCACATCCTAAATCGTTACTATGAAATCTCTGACATCCCAACTGATGTAATGAGAGAAAGACTTGCAATGAAAAATAAATAAGAATGATTCGTTTAACTGATTTAGCTGGAAAGAGTTCTTTCAATATAGGTGGTAAAAAATTTGAATATGGTAAAGTTTATTCTAATCCATACGCATCGGCATTCAAACCTGTAAATGAAGCAGAAGGTTCTGAAGACCACGAAGTTTCTATGGCTCAAAATCAGTTAGATTCTATTATCAAACATGCAACTGAATTAAAACAAAAAATGGGAATGGAAGAAAAGCAAATTCCTGCTTGGATTCAAGACCACATCACTAATTCAGAAAACTACATTTCTCAAGCGGCTTCTAACTATCACGAATATGGTGATTCGAATGAAGTAAACGAAGCGGGCCCTTGTTGGAAAGGATATAAGCAAGTTGGAATGAAAAACAAAAATGGTAAAGAAGTTCCAAATTGTGTACCTGAAGGAAAAGTTATTGAAGCTGTAACTCCTGGTGAAATTGGAAAACTTCAAGATGACTTAACAAAAATTAATAAGGCAATAGCATCTGAATTAAAATTATACATATCTAAAAAAAATACACCACAAGCTAAAAAGCACGTTGAAAATCTTAAAAAATTGAATAAAGAAAGAACAAAGGTAGCTGATAAATTAGATGATATGGTATCTAGTATTTTTATTGATGCTGAGTTAGAAGAAGGTTGTGGTTGTAAATAATTCTTTAGAAAATTACGTTTTTATTAATTAACATATATTTATTCTTACAATAACGCATTTTTATATGCGTTTTTTATTGGTAAATGAATACTCACGATTCTGATGTGTAGTGACCAAACGCCAATCATAAAATTCTATTTAAGCTCAATATTTTAATAGCTTAAGAAATCCGAAATAATAAGGAAAAAATGGCAAATTCAAAATTGTTGAAAGAAGCCATCGCTGATGCTAAAGCTGTTCGTGAAACTGCTATTGCTAACGCTAAAATCGCTCTTGAAGAAGCATTTACTCCAAGACTACAATCTATCCT